CCCCCCCGCGGTTTTCAGGGACTAGGCTTTGTCGGCGCTAGGAGCACTATCAGGGAGGCTCCCAGGATGCTTAGGATCGTCACCAGCGCCTTTTCCAGGAGCTGGAGTGTTTCCAGCCTCGACAGGCTTATCGGCCGCCTTGGCTTTCCTCTTGCCCTTACGTGTGGGTTCCTCATCTTCCATGTAGCCCCCGCCAAATTCGTCTTGGTCGACGTCTTCCTCTAGGTTGTCCTCATCCGAGATATCGATTTTCTCGTTTACGACACCCATGCGCTCGAGCTGGGCCTTGACCTGGGTATCGATCAGGCTGGAGAGCTGGAGCGTAAGCGGGGGTGGTGGGGCAATCTCGACGGGTGCCCAATTTCCTTTTTCACGCACGGCCAGGTCCTTGACCTGTACCGACCCAACTCCGTGCGATTTGCCGTCCTTCTCGAAAAGGACAGACAGTAGGTTTAACGTTTGTAAGGCGAAGCTCCCTTGCGCATCCACGGCATACGGGACAACTAACCCGGTCGCATATACCAGGGACACAACCACTGGCGAGGAGCAATACCATTCTACCCAGAGCGCTAATACTGCGTCCTTGGGCAGTTCCACCTCTATCTTCGACCCCTTCAAGTCCTGAAACTTCTCGGGGTCCAGTTTTATCCGTTTGTAGGTGTGGGTCATTAGTATCGCGCCTCTTTAGAAACGAGACGACGTGCCACCAGCGAGTGGCGAACCTGAGCCATGAGCTCCGGAGCGTTCTCGTCAGCATAGACATCGTCAGTAGGGGTGCAGGTAACAAAGTCCGTATTGAGTGTAGGGGTCGAGCCGAATGACCGGGCGTAATGCCAATCATCCATCGTAGACCCAAAGAACCCGGAGACGCGGGAAGGGTGCTCACGATATTCCCGGTGCCGGTCCACATACCCGAACGTGGTGGTTTCGTTCGCGGCAGCTGCGTAAACCTCTTTGGCGTTGACCGCCTGTGGACCCATTGCCTCGTATTCCTTTTGCCATAGGTCATCGCGCGTGTCCTTTAACCAGTGCCGGTCCATGCCTTCCTGGTAGATCGACTTGGGCCGAGCTGAAATCAGAGAGATCACGAAACCGTGCTCGTCGAAGAACCGCGTGTAGGGACGTGTTCGAAGCGCGGCTATGCCGTGTCCGGCCATATCCCCGACTTCGGTTGATGTACCTTCCGCTGTGGCGAGCACTTCAGAGAAGGCGATGGTTTGCTTTCCTCCCCCGAGATACTCAGGCTCTTCAAGACGCCCGTCGCGGGGTCGTATACCCAGATACCTAAGGTAGTCCCGATAGCGAGCACCAAACCTAGCCCGAGCTTCCAGAAAGCGCTGGAGCGCCATAATCCTGCGAAAGTCATTTACGTCGATGCCTCCCGTTGCTGCATCCATTTCAGCGTAGATTTCCGGCCTTGCCGTATCGCTGTCCTCATCAGCTCGCACGTAGATCGTTGAAGCGTTGCCGGTATGCACATACGCGTCTGTATATTCATGGTTCTCGCCGGTATCACGGAAAGTTTCCGGACCGGGTTGAATGTTTGCCGCGGTATTGCCGAAGAAACCGATACCCGAGATAGGGATTTGTCCCGCGGCGAAGGGGATTTGTAGCGTGTCCGCACCGAATTGTGGATGGGTGCGAGCCGTAGTGAAGTAGTCTTTTTCCCAGCATATCCTTTGCAGAGTAGTATTCGTAGCCTCGTTAAGCTCCGATTGTAGTTCCTGGTCGCGGTAGTGCTGGTTCCATATCATATTGTAGGCGACGAGAGGGACGAAGTTCACGTCCATATTGATCGAGTTGAGTACCGGCAGGCCGAGGTGATTAAGTAGTGTTCCCGCAGTGACGTCGGTTACTGCGAGATTTTTCATATCTTCTGTATCATGCGTCGGAGCGCTATCGTTGATGAAGGTTTCCCAGGCGTCGGGCGTATCATATTTTGCGTTAAACGCGACCCGAGCCGGGACGAACCAGTGATGCACCCGCAGAGAAACAGGATGCATGAGCGGATTAACCAGGGTGCCGACCCGTAGGAGCACGGACGTTGAGTGCCGGAAGGTATCTCCTGGTAGCACCTCTACCACCCCACATGGGACGAGCTGGCCCATGTCGAATGTGAGCAGCCGGTGGTGCGAAAGATTATGTTTCGAGCGTTGCATGTTACATCCTCGTTCCGATTGTCATACGCCGAACCCGGCGGTTACCAGATGAATAGCGCCGACCGCGGCGCTTGCCACGACGACGTCCACGTTTCCGAAACCGTGCCATTAGAGCCAGCTCCTTATCCAGTTCCCGAACTGCGCGCCGGGGTGCGACTTGTGGGTGGGCATTAACGCATTACTATCGTTAAATAAATTATACATACCAAATAGCCAATCACCAGGCTCGCCATAACGATTAGCCGCCTTTTGAGCATCGTCGGTGCGTGGATCATGTCTTATCGTCTCCCCTGTAAACCGAGTAGAATTCAAGCTTTGGCCGTTTAACCTAGCGTTCATAATCATCGAGCGCGATTGCGCTTCCGAGAGTATGTTCGCCGTCGAAGCTTCAACATTGCGAATTTGCGCCTCAGTAAGGCGCATACCCTGCATTTCCGCGAGGCCGAGGCCGAATTTGCCGAGCGCATCACCTATGGGGTCTCCCGCAACTGGAGCGCCCATTTGAGCCGCTTGGCGATCGACCGTTCCAGAGGCACTAGAATGAGACGGCGTAGACCCTTGGACTGCCTGGGCCATTGGTCCGCCATACGACACTCCCATAGCAGCAAGCGGGTGAATACCCGCAGCACGAGCATCGTTGACCAGTGTTTGAATTTTTGTTGCGTCCCGAGCAGCAGCTCTGGCTTCGGCTTCAAGAGCGAATTGTTGCGCCTGATTTGTTGCATTTAGCGCCGCCTGATTTTCCTTTTGCCAGATTTGGTCTTCGCGGGCCCAGATGTTGGGCCGATCCGCGAGCGCCCTTTGCTCTGCCGCGAAGATACTGGCTTGGTTTTGAGCGAACGCTTGCTGTTGCATTTTGAGGGCGCTCTGCTGCGAGCTTTGCCCGCCGAAGAAGGACCCGAGAGCGCCAATAGCAGAACCGATGAGAGGTAGGAGAGCCATTTGTTCACCCTTAGCACTGGCAGAGGCCATGTTGTTTTGATCCGCCGCCACCCGCGGCGAAGAACGCCCGACTTACCCGGCGCTGTTTTTCACTCCGATCGCGCGCGCACTTGCAAAGCTTTACTGGCTTTTTAGGGGTCCGATTTTGAATAGGATACCCTAACAAGGCGCGCTGTTTGCGGTCTGGAGTTATTAGCGCCGGGGTCGGAGCGACTAGCGTAGGGCGACCTCGCGCGCTTCGCGCCTGAGGTCGCTTTATCATTACTTTTATAGCCTTCGGCGACCCCCTAAACCCCAACCTGACTGGGGTTCCAATAATTGCAGATTTGAAGCGGGGGGAGAGGTGACGCGCCGGGACCGCAGCCATAACGGCCCGGCGCGCCCGCGGCAAGGAGAGGGGACGATAATCCGGTTGCCGCGTTTTTCGTCTAGAACGAGCCACGATCCAGCTCCCGCTTGTTGAACCTCAACAGAGATACATCACGCGAGAACTTACCGGGCTTCAAGATATCGCCACAGAGCGCGGTCAACCGCGCCTCGGCGTCGAATACGAGATTTGATTTGGCCGGCCCGACAGAGCCGCCGGCCGCTTCGAAGGATTGACGTAGCGCCACGCGGGCGCTTTTATCCAGAGGGTAGTAGGAAGTCCCCATTTTCCACCATCCAGGCAGCTCTTCCCAATAAGGGCGCTGCTGACCCATCCATGAACCGATTTGCCTAATTCTGTCCAGCCCTATTCCGGGCTTGCGAGACATATTCACCACGTTTTCTGTTTTTTTATCGCTTAGTGTGGAACGCAGGGAATATCGCGCCGCGTACCGCGCCCGATGCACGTTGAGAGGCGCGATATGCATAGAACCACCCGGCCATAGCGCGGTGCCGGATTGAGCCAAACCCTGGGGATCTTGGCCAGGGATAATTAGCAATTTCGCGTTTGAGAGTTGACATAGGTGCTCCATCGAGGCGCCGAATAAGATTATATGCCAGTGTTCGCGACCGTATTTTGTTCCGTGTTGCCCACAACAGAAGAACCGGACAGTATTCGGGGTAGTTTTCCGCAATCTTCTCAAGAAGAGCTGCACATCTGGGTACCGCAAGAACCCCGGTCGGTTCTCGTCCGTATAAGTAAGCGTCGCAAAGCTGCTCGATATGTGCTCTTGCGCTTCTAGGCATATTCTGATGGTCCACCCGAGCTGCCGTGCTATTCCACAGTTCAGGCAGTGATTGCACTGAACGAGCCTCTTGGACCCATCCGGGAGTTTGAGTTCCACAGGGTTTTGACATTGCATTTTAGTCTTCCTTTGGGACCACTCAGACAGTCTGCTTTCAAGTAGAGACTGTACGGGCGGTCGGGCCCGGGTATGCGAAGGGGGGCGATAAGCCCCCCTTCACCCCCCCCGCGGTTTTCAGGGACTAGGCTTTGTCGGCGCTAGGAGCACTATCAGGGAGGCTCCCAGGATGCTTAGGATCGTCACCAGCGCCTTTTCCAGGAGCTGGAGTGTTTCCAGCCTCG